GTCACGTTGGAGATCTGGAAGTAATCGCCGGCCTGCAGGTTTTGTGCCGTCACACCGACGCTGGGCAGATAGGCGTTCAAACCGCCGATGCTGGCCGTCCCAGTGAAGAACGGGTAGGGAAAGGTCACGGCGGTGTTGGTGGTGCCGCTCGCTGCGGCGTTGCTCTGCTCGGTCCGGCGTTGGACGGTGGCGAGGTAGCCCAGCTCATCGACAAGGATGTTTTCGGCAACGTCGTTGCTGGTCAGCGTGGTGCGGAACTGGAAGCCACGGCCACGGAAGGTGCCATTGACGAACGGCTGCCATGCGCCCCAGGTCGGAGTGCTACTGGGGTTGTCGGTGGTGCTGCGGAGTTCGAGGATGGCGTTCACCGCGTCGATCACACCGCCGTCCCAATCGCTCCAGTCGTCCACTTCGGCTAAGCGACTGTCGATCAGATCGCTGGGGTAGTAACCACGGGTGACGAAGTAGCGGCTGAAGTCGATGGAGAAGGTGTTGCCGAAATCGACGGTGGTGGCGAAGTCGTAGGTGCCGGAAGACTGCACCGAGCCCATCACGTCGAAGGTGGGCAGCAGATCCACATCAGGCACGTCATCCAGCAAGTCCGAGCCATCCAGCGTCAGGGCGTCAAACTCCTCGCTGTAGAAGGTGTTGGTGCGTGTGCCCTGGAACGGTGGCGCATCTTGATCTTCGCGGCGATTGATCAGCGTGAGTGGTGCCAGCGTGTCGGGCAGGTCGATGATGATGCTGGTTTCGCTGGTGCTTTGGCGGCCGCCGTCATCCTCGAACTTGACCAGCACCTCGCCTTCCACCAGCGGGATGATGGCCTCGGTGGAGCTACCGGATTTGGCGGGGATTAGGTCAACGCTGTTGCTCCAACTTGCGCTGCCATCCGTCAGGTTGCTGTGGCGGATGTGGATTTTGCCGCCAACCTTTACGTCAAGGTCTACGGTTTCGTCCCAGCGCAGGCGACCGGAGTTGGCGTTGATGGCCTCAAAGCTCAGGTTCTGGACGTTGCCGGGGACGGCGGTTTTGCCAACAAGTCCAAATTGTGCTGTTGATATTGGACCGAACTTGTTGACACTACTGACAGCGGTAATCTGAACAAACAGAGTGCCGGGGCGTGTTGACCTGATCTGCAACGATGGCGACGATGTAGCGACCTGTTGGAAGTTGTCGTTATCAATTCGGTACTCAACGCGGAACTCGCTGACACGCTCTTTAGGGCTGACCCAGCTCAGGTCAAAACCAGAAAATACGCTCTGACCATCAACGTATAAATATTCAGTGCCGGTTATGCCGGTGACGGCTTCAGGCGGATCGGTAAGGTTGGAAATATCACGCTCTGTCAGCTTGTTGCCTGTTTCGATAGCGCTATAAATCGATGCGTTGTATTCCAGTGCGGTAACGCCGTAGATGCCATCTTCTGCTTCGGCGACATTGAGGACGCGATATTGCTGCGACTGGATGTCGGTGGTTTGGATAAGCCAGATGCTGTTGGCGTTTGGTGCCTCGCTAAATGCGTTGCCGACCGTAATGGTGGTGCCGCTGATGGACTGGATCGGTCGTAGTTCTACGTTGCCGCTTGGCATCAACACCGAGATGTTGGGGTCGTTGGCAAGGTTGACCGATAGATTTGTGCTGCTGTCAACAGTGATCGTGGTTGTGGTGGCGCTGTTGATGCGACCGCTACGACGGGTGCCACCCTTGGTTGGATCGGCAACGTCGATCACCATGCCAGGGCGCAGGACAACGCCGCTTTCTATCGAGACGGAGAACGTAACGGTTTCGGTCAGGTTTTGTTCGCTAAGCAGCGCCCACTTACCGGCGCGGTGTGCCTGACCTTGGCTGTAGCACCCCAGTGCCTTGATGTCTTTGTTGATAATGCCGTATTTGCTGACCGCATCAGCATCTTCGACGTACTCGTATTCAACTTCACCCAATGTGTCGTAAGACTGCCACGCAACGGTCGCGCAGGTGTGGCGTGCTTTTTGTGATGTGCCGCTGTAAGTAAAAAAGCCATCAATAACGTTGCTTGGTCCAAGTACGTATTGGGAGTCGGCTGGTTTGTCCTGCAGCAGCACCAAGGAACCAGCGCCGTAATACGCAATGCCACGGAACAGGCTGGTCATCTCTTGGATGACGGTATAAACCTCGTCGCGGCTGTTAATTAGTAGGTTGCAAGAGAAGCGTGGTTCCAATCCGTTTTTGCCGTCGTCAACAAGCTCGTTGCAGTATTGGCTGATGGCAAAAAAGTCATATTTGTCGAGGCTGCTGGCGGGGATTGACGCGCCGTAACGAGTGTTGGTCAGCAGATCGAATAGACACCATGCGGGGTCGTTGCACCATTGCGCTGCACCAAACGTGCCGTTCCACACGCCGGCATAGGTGACGCGCCCGATGTAATTTGTGGTATCAACAGTAGCGTTTGACGGCAACTGGATTTTGATGCCACGAATTAAATACTTACGGGCAGGAATGTTGTTGAAGTTGCGTGCATCAAATCGCAGGCCAACAAGTGCGCTGTTTGGGTAACGCAGTTTCTCGTCGATAATTTCTGTGTACGAAGACCAGAAGGTTTCGTTTTGGCGCTTAACAGAGGACTCGTCTGCGCTTGTACGGGTGACGCGAATATCTACAGGAAATGCGCCAGCGACCTGAATCATGTAGTCGCGCTGGTACAGGCTACTTGATTTGCCGCTAATCGTGTCACTTAAAACATCGGTGTAGCCACCACCGTTGTACTGAATTTTGATGTTCAGTGAAACTGAGTGACCAACAATGTCGCCGTCGTCCTCAATAATTTGAAGTGCCGGTACGTTGATTGTGACACGCACTCTATCAACGGCGGTGTCAGTAATTTGCCTAGTAATAGGCGTGGATGCAAACAGCTCAACACCAACTGCCTCTTCTGATTCTGTTGCGTTAGCTGCACCACCAATGGCGGTTTGAACTTGTGAGCCATTGCGCAAGGCAATTTGGTATCCACGAAAATTATCGTTGCCGGCAGTATCTTTAACCGGCGTGCCATCAAGAAAGATGCTATTTGCACCATTGTCCAGTCCTTGTATCTCGCCCTCGCAAATAAGATCTAGTACGGCGGCATACTGAACCGACTGCAGTGTGTCATCACCTTCTACCGGCGTGCGTTGTCCACCGCCGCCACCGCCTTTGCCACCACCGCCACCGCCGCCACCAGAGCCAGCAATACCAACACCCAAGCCGGCATTGTGAACGCGGATGCCGCCGGCAATAAAAGTATGGTGCCCTTCAACCGTCAGGTTGTAGACGGTGCCAGTGCAGAACTCCGTTTTGCTAACGATGGGGCGTAAGTGCCCGTTGTGGTCAACAAGGCAGTCATCAGCGCCAAGCGTGTCGATTTCGACGAAGGCGTTGAACTGGTTGAGTACCCAGTGGTTAGGCGTGGCGTCTAATACTTGACCGCCCCAGAGCCGGTAACACAGAACGCGCTCGTTGTCGTGCTCGTGAACTTTGAGCACCTTGGCTTCGTGGATCGCACCAGCATCGTCAAAGCTCAGAACCAGATCGCCTGGCTGCAATTCATCAATGCGGCGTTCACCTGTTGGCGTGGCAACGAGGGTGTGTCCCAAGAAGCAGCCGCCGCCACCACCGCCACCAGAACCTTGTATTTGGGATGTGCGGTTTGTCATTTACTGAAAAAGGCAAAGTCGCTTGGTGTCGGTTTAGACGGCGAGTTGGGGCTGAACTCAACATCTAGACCGCTGGATATAACAGCAGAGCCGACAAACAACCTGCCGTAGGCGATTGGTACAGGCAAACCTTGCTTTGCCGTGTTGACGATGCCGCTAAAACTAAATGATTCCAGCTTGGCTGCATCGCGCCCGCGTTCAAAAGACGAAAACTGCGGTGTTGGCGAAATGGCTTGGGAAATGCCGCTAAAAATTAAATACGCTCCTAATCCTCCGACAAGAGTTGACGCTGCACTCAACGCTGCTGTAGTAAAAAAACCAGTAGCTGTTCCGGCAACTAAAGCTGTGCCTGTTGTGGAAGTAAAGGCACCAGCCCCTAAGCCTAAAAATCCCGCCCCTAAAGGCGCCGCAACAATCGCCAATGCAACCAAACCTATGCCAGCCAAAATTTGCCCCGCGCCTTGCCCTGCACCAGCAATAACCGGAGTAATGCTAAAAACTTCGCGTTCGCTAAAAGGACAAACAATTAGCTGCACGTTATTGTCAACGATTTTTTCCTTGCCGATAGTAACGCGGTAACCTACACCGTTCTGTTCACTATCAATCAACCACTTTTCAAGACCTGGGAAGTTGACGCACAACGCTTTCAGCACTTGGGCTGGCGTGTCGGCGTCGAACTCAAAACGGCACTGCCCCAACTTTTTGCGGAGTGCGCCGTAGACCTTAACGACTTTCATGCCGCAGGGCGCAGGCGGTGCTTTTTACATAGTAGCTGCCTAGGACATCACGGCTACTGAGCCGTCCCTGCAAATGATGCAGCACGAGCTGGTCGCCTAAGTAAATGGCGGCATGGTTTGGCAGTGGCGAGGAGAACTGCATCAAGATGGCATCGCCATACTGCAGATCCTCAAACGGAATCTGGCGGAAGCCCTCGTTGGCAAAGTTGTCCATGTACAGGCTCTCGCCTCTTGTCCAGAACTGATCGCGGCGGTCGTAGTCCCGCAGATCCAACCCGAACTCGCGCTTGTACCAGTCGCGGCACAGGCTGTAGCAATCCACAATGCCGAAGACGAACTCACGCCCCACGTAAGGCAGCTCAAAGCCCTCCGGCTCGCAGTAGCCCCACTGCTCGGTCTGCGGATTGATGACGTGCCAAGGCAAGCCGGATTTTTCGCAGGCAACGCGATCAGCTTGCGATGGAGCGTGGTTCGTTTTGGGGTGACTGTGTACGACTGCCACGATCTCGCCCAGATCCTCGATTTCGGCATACTGCGCCGCGTCAAGGACAAAGTGCTCGCTGGGGGTATCTGCCAAATTGCGGCAGGGGAAATACCGCTTACGACCTTTGACGACCGCAACCAAACCGCATGATTCCTTAGGAAATTCGGCTTGTGCGTGCTCCAGTGCTTTTGCCTTAAGGCTGTCCGATAACTTCATGAGATAAGACCGGCGGACGGGAAGCTGCCGAAGGGTAATTCCGCTGTCTCCCCGAATCGCAACTTGCACGAACTGAGCCGCTTGCCGCAACGGTCTTCGGCCAACACGCCGACAGTGTTGTCGTTGACATCAAAGTAGTTGCTGCCTGTGTAGCCGCACTCACCGCTTCGGTATTGCCACTGGCAAATATTGGCAATGATCTGCCGACGAGGAATTTTGATGCCCGCCAAATCAAACTTGCTTGCCAATTCAAAGCTAACGACATCGCGGCTTTCGCTTGCTTTGCGATCGATAAACCAGATCTCATCAGGGAACTTGGCATACGGATCGGCGCCAGTTTCACCGTCTAAGTACTTTTTCAGCGTGCGGATACGTGTGACCTTGGCACCGCCCAGATCGTTGCCTGCAGTGGTTGCGTTCACCAGCAGCAGCAACGTTGTGATGGTGCCGCCTAGGTTGGCAATAGTCAGCGTCGGGCGCGGCAGCGTCCCAGTGTTGGTGTAGTCAAAACCTTCCGCCTTGATCGGCAGCCGCGTGTATGCATTGCCGTTCCAGATGATGTTGCCCGTGACGTTGGCATTGGCACCATTGTGGAAGCGGTACACATCACTGCTGCCGTGCAAGGTTGCATCAAGCTGCAGCTCAAACAGTTCGATGATGGCGCTCGGTGCCAGCGCGGCCAGCTCCTCGTAGACGCTGCTAATCGCAACCCAAGTGACCGTGCCATCGACAATCGTGCTGCCAATATCCGTTGGCCACGTAGGTTGAGTAGCGCCGCTAGTGCCAGCAACTTGGCACTGGAACACCAAGCCAGAAGCCTGCAGCGTGGTGGCGCGAACGATGTTGCCAACGCTGTAGCTATTAGTAGCAGCCCAAGATGCGTATGCCATCAGGGTTCAAATACTTCGCGGAACGTCGCCGTAATTGTTGCCCGACCGTTATATGTAATCGTTTTGTCCCACTGCGGGCAGACCCATTTATAAGTCACTGCCTCATCAGGAGGCGCCCACTCAAACGCGGCATTGTCGTCTGCACGCGCATCTAGAAACGCTTCAATGGTGTCACTGTTGGCTTCAGTGATGTTCTGCCATGTCAGTGTCCATACCTTTGGATTTTGGTTTAGCCCGTAGGTTAGACGCTGCTCATAGCCATCACCGAACTGAACCGTGCGGACAATCGGTTGGTTGGCCTTAGAAGCGCCGTAGGTTGGGTTGATAGCAGGAAAGGTAGCCATTAAGAGAGCAAGCCTCCTGGGCGCTTCTGTTTAATCAATTCTTGCTGTACCGCAAGACCAATCACCTTGCCGAGCTGGCTTGCCTGTCCAGGATCGCCCTGCACGCTACTACCGCCAGCGTCTACGTTCACCACCACGTTACCCATGCCACCAAAGCTGCCAGCAGGTGCGATACCACCGCTACGCCCAGGCATGAACAGTTCAGGACCACGCTCACCGACGAGGTAACCCTGACCAGCGGTAACGCTCCCACCCATGGCGCGCCTACCCAATGAGCCACTAAGGAAACTGAAAAAGCCTCTTCCATCATTACCAGCCAAACCTTGCAAACCAGCTTGTATAAGCAAATTACCAAGCGACTTCAGAACATTTTGCAATGAACTGTTAAAATCATTTGTTCCTTGAATTAGCCCGGTAATAGTTGAAGTAAATGTGCTCCCAATGGCATTGAGCAGTTGCTGTTCTTGTTGAAGTAAAAACTGACGCTCTAATAATTGATTGTTCACTTCTACTTCGGCTCTAACCCTATCTTCCGCAACTTTAGGATCAACGCCTTGAGCAACAAGATCATTGATTCGCTTGCGTATATCTGCTTCTTGTTGTCCAATAGTCAAAATGTTTTGCTTATATGCGATTTCTGCTGTAATTGCTTCTACTGCTTTAGCGGCATCTATAGCTTTTTGCTTCTCTGCCATCGCAAGGTCAAAAGCAAGTTGCCTAGCAATCCCTTTTCCCTTAAGCTCTAAATTTGTTATTGTTGCTAATTTTGCTGCATCGGGCAATTCTTTATTTGCACGCACTTCAGCTATTTCATTTGCAATACTTGCCAATTCTTTTTGCGCAGTTCTTGTAGTGACAAGTGCCTCGTTATTTTGTGAGCGAGCAATCAATATTTGACCCTCAACATTAAATTGATCTTCAGCTAGCCTTAAAAGACTACGTGCGCTGGCAATCTGCTGTTGTTTTCTTTTTTCTAAAGCAGCAGCTTGTTTTTCCCCTGCTGCCCCTGCCTTTCCTTGCTCTAAACTTTTTAACAACGCCTCAATTTCAGGATTTAGCCCTTGTGCGCCTCCTCCTTGTGGCTTAGATACTGTACCCGTGCCTAGTAACTGCTTGATTGCCGGCTCATTTTTAAGCAGCGCTGCAAATTTTTGAGGATCAAATCCAAGTCCTAAAAATCCACCACCTGCTCCTGCTTGTCCCTGAAGCTGTTTCCGACGGTTTTCTCCTATTAATT